ACAACGAATGAATTGTGTTCTGTGTTTGCAGTTGCCTGGAAGTTGAATCTTTGCACACTCGCCACGCTAGGCTCTATCTCAACGTCCCACTTAACACCTTTGAACTTCACAGTCTTAAGTTTCTCGTTGATGATCTCAGCGTTCATGAATCTGTAGTCGTTCTTGAAGTCACCCTTTTCATTCTCGAAATGGATTCCTGTTGGAACTGTTGCACCGTTTCTCTCACCGGACAACACAGTGATGTTCGCCTTGTCTTTGTATTCTGGACATTTCAAGTGTATGTCAAGTTTGCCCATCTGAGGCATACCAAACGTACCCGTCATCTCCGCTTGTGGTTTGTGGAAAGATCCTTGCAGGATCACAGATCTGTCTTCAGCCATTGAGTCGATTGCAGTTTCCTTATCGTCTCCGGTGATTTTGACAAGATCCAAGAATCCCAGTCCATGCGTGTGTTTAACGATGTCTTTCAAGATATCTATCATAATGTCTTTATTGTATAATATATTTAGATCTTAGTCTAGTGTTATTTCAGAAACTTTGTACACAACTGGATTTTGTTTACCAGGTTTACGGAAAATGGCGTAACTGGCTCCCGGCCTGAATTGATTCATTTCGACAACTTCGTAACCTTCGTCTTTTATGATCTGTGCCATTTTGTTTTTTGTATTGTAGTTCCAGTAACCTCTTTGCGCCTGTTTCAGTTCTTGATCGAAGTGACAATCTGCATACTGGATAAAACAATATCCCCCTGGGATTAGGACTCTCTTTATATCGTGTAGGTATTGTTGTATGTGTTGTTGAGTGAAGAATACAAAAGTGTCCCAACTGAACACAAAATTACAACTGCTCTGCGGTATGTTTGAACATTCGGTGTTTCTCGTTTTGTAAAACTTCAAGTATTTCCAGTGCAATCTATTGAATTTCTCCCTTATAGGTGCCTCAACTTTGAACGAAATATCTAAAAAGTAATTTAATCTCCATGCCTTGAATTCGGTCGAGAACATTCCGTTTCCAGGACCAATCTCTAAACTGTTAAAAACATCACTCTTAGCAAATTGGAATATCTTTTGTTTTACCTGTTTTTCTAACGCCTTATCAACAACGGGCCTTTTGAGTTTTGCTTCACGATCCCTAGCGAACCATTCCGGAGTTTTACCTAGCCTATCTATAGCATCACTGTTATTGGCATCAATCGCCTGTTCGATGTCTTTCAGTATCTTGAGGTTAGAATCAATCAATTCCTGTAGGTCCTCTTTCTTCACCTTCTCTAATTTCTCAATCAGAAGTTTTATTTCTTCAATGCTTAACATTAGAATTCAAAAAGTTTATTGAACGTGTTAGTTGTCTCCGTGCTCTGCACGTCCCAACCCAACACACCGATAAGGTTATCTATCTTCTGGTCAAGTATTGTGCTCTCCATTGCATCACCATCGAATGGTAACTCCTTGAACCATTCCGGAATACGCAATTCATCTACCGGGTATGCTATACTTGTATAACCTAATGGATTGCTTTTAAGTTTACACACAATAACTTTCGCACCATCAGTGATTGGCATACTGTACTTGTCTCCGTACATTTCCCTACACTTGTTCCAATTCATACTGGCCCTCACGTGCCCTGGCATATTCGTCTTGCCCTTCTTTGCCTCTTCTTCAGTGTACTTGGTCATATTGTTTGCTCTCTTCGGAGAACCTTTCTCCCACCCAGGTCTTGCTTTGAACTCTGCACGGAAGTCACTTATTTTTTCAAGTACCTCTGTTTCAGTCTTACCTGTAAGTACCATATACAACAAGTCACTAAGGAAATCTTGTACAAACACAGGAGTATCAGAACGTTTCAAATCCAAACCCATTGCCTTCATTTTTCCCTCTTTGCCTTCAACATCTGCACGTTTACCTTCCTTGTCATAGTAAAGCACCGCATATCTTTTCTTTGTGATGAACAATCCTTTTGATGCCACAAGTTCTCTACCCGCCGCGATCACTTCTCCTCTTGTGCTTGGTGTGTGGAACGCTTTGGTCATGAATGCCTTGAATGAACCATTCACTTCATCAGATATCCTGTCATATAGTGCGACCACAGAATCTTTTGTCCACGGAATCACACCCTCGTCGATTTCTTTCTTGAGTGTCTTGAACGCAGTGAAGTACACGGAATCTGTATCCCCGTAAACTACACTCTCACCTTTGTGATCGTAAGTGCCTGCTACAATCTCGTTCACCTTGCTGGCCATGTGTCTTGTGATACATCTACCAGTCAGTGTAACACTTTGTCCTATACGTATGTCAAAGAACCTACAGCCTGGATTCAATATCGCACCATACAGACTGTTCAGGTTAATCTTCTTCACAAGTTGTCTCTTATCCCAATATTCTCTTTCGATCTCATTGTCTCCACAGTCACGCATTTTCTGTTGCATTTCTTGACGTTCCGCGTACCAACGTTTCAGTAGTCCAGGAATGATCGCTTCGTACTCGTATGTGAATATCGTTCCGTTTGCACTCAACATCCATTTGTTGTTGCCGTCAAATACGATCTCATACAGTTGTGCCGCACTCATACGCACACTGGTCTTGTCTTCCCAGTCCACTATGATTTCAGTGCCCTTCTCCTGATTCATCACTGCTTGATATTCCCAACTTCCAAACTGACTGTCCCACGCCGCCGCGAATGATTTCTTAGCGTGTTTGGCCCTGTTGATCTCTGCTGATGTGATCACAGGACGTATCTGTCCCACTATGGTCTCAGGTCCCATATTCAGTGCCCTAATCACACTGGGATATAGACTGTTGATGTCGATGGATCCAATCCAGTCGTGTATGCCTTTGGTTGGCGTGGCCACGTAGGCACCAGCCGCCGGCTGATTCTCTTCTCCCTCTTTTTTGTATTTCCTGCCTGGCACCTGCATTCCTCTTCTGTGTGCTTCGTTGACAATGGCTTGTTCTGTAACTGCGACAGCACCCATTGTTGTCTGTAGCAACACAGTGTTCTGGTGTGCTATCTCGTTCGCAAGTTCTATGAACTTCAGTTTCTTCTCTAGTTTGGCCAATAGTGCTGTATCCTGTCTGTTGTATTCTATGAATAGTCCAAAGTCATTCTTGTATAGATTATCTAAGGAACCTTCGTACACAGTCTTCTTCTCGCCCAGTTCGTGTTCTCCTATCGCATCTAGTCTGAAACTGTGTCTCTCTTCGTATGTGTACTTTCTGTATAGTTCTAGCAAGTCCAAGTGTACTCTGCCCACGAGATCAAAACTCAACTGCTCTCTGCCATACTTCTCAAAAACTCTTCTTTTTGGTTTCTCGCCCCAGAAACACAATCTCCTTGTGTCATCTCCACTCAATACTTTTTGTATCCTACCAACGGTGTATGGAATATCATATCCCTCACTGTTCCAACCAGACAGTATGTCTGCGTCTTCAACAAGTTGTAGGAAAGCGTCCAACATATCTTTCTCTTTCTCGAACAACATGGTGTTGTCAAATCTCTTTGTAAGTTCTTCTGCGTCTGCCATACTGATCGTCTTTGGTGGAACTGCTAGAGTGACCAGTTGATCCGTCCAACTCATATAACAACTTATGGCAGTTATGGGCATGAACGGATCATCTGTAGTGGAATAACCTCGATCTGGATCGAAGTCTACCTCGATATCAAAGAACATCACGTTCAGTTTTGGAGTTTCCTTACCGAGATAATTCTCCTCCAGACATCTGAACACTGGATTGATATCGTGTTCATAAAGTTGCTTGTTTGATCTTATACGTTGCTCTTTTATGAATTCTTTGTTCGTGGAACATATGACTCTCTGCAAGGGCTCTCCTGTCATACCCCTGTGTTTGCCCCTTGCGTCCGGATAGTAGAACACATACCTGGCATCATACTCAGTGAATATTCTGCCCTTCTTGGGATCACGTTCTACTACGTAAATCTTGTCTTCGTCTTTTTTGTATAGTGCGTCTATGTAACTCATCTTACCACCAATAACTTGCTACGCCGTAGCCGTACACATTTATGATTGAGAAGTATCCAGTGATCATCATAACGAACGCGGCATTCCTCCTGTAGGAAGCGTAACATTGTGTGATGGCTCCTATGAAGAATCCTGGATAGATTATAGTCATATCTGGATCTGCGGCCGTGATCGCAAGTGTGAGGCTGGCTCCAACCGTGAAAATGAAACTGACAAGTTCAAAATAGAACGCTGTCCTGTCACTCTCAAAACTACGAAGCCAGAATGATCTGACTTTCGTTAACATTAAAGTTTTCCGGCTGTGTTCAGTATGCTCTCCAGCGTGTCCATCTCATCAGCGATGTTCTGGTAGTTGCCCTTGTGTGCAACTGATATCGCCTTGTTGATAAGTGCTGGTTTCAATTCTAGTTCTTCTGCTATTGCTTTTACTGTGTCTTTCAATCCACCCTTCAAGTCCTCAACCTCACCTAGTACCTGTGAACCTTGGGAAATGATCTGGATTAGTTTCTGCTTTTCAGCGTCATTGAAGTTTCTTACTGCCATTTGTTTCTCCTGTTGTTGTCAACAGTATATAACAGATTTAGTATCAATGCAAATTATTTTTTTGCTTTTTTCTTCTTGGTGTTGACGTTGATGGCTTTACCACGTCTATCTGGATTTGGATCTTTTCTTCTCTTCCTACGTGCCGCACTTGCTCTGCCTTTTTTGCCTAATGCCCTTGCCTTTGCGAGTGGTAAGCATTTTGGTTTGCCCTCACCTTTCTTCTTACCTCCACATGCACCTCTGATTTTACCTTTAGGACCCATTCTTACCCACTTCTGTTTGAACCATTTCTTAAGGTTCTCGTCCAGTGATTCTTCTAACACTATGTCTCCACAATTTACACAGAAATCAACGTGTTCTCTTTTGACACAATTTGGTACCCTCTTTCCAAACATTGTTTTGAATCCTTTACGCATGTAACCTTTCCAGCATCTAGTTCCTTCATCTACTAGGGCATTGAGATCATAATTTGGATTTATTGCACCATGTTTCATTTTAGCAATCATGTCAATCTGCATGGCAACCATGAAGTCATAGTCACTTACATCATTCGTCCTGTGGGTGTATATCTTTACTAACACTTCGTCATAGAAGATACCCAAGTCAGCATGGTGATCTAGTTTCTCTTGTGGTTTAATTGTGTTTATTAGAAACTCAACTACTTCAAAGTAGTCCTCGAACTTGTACCTTTTCTGTAAACTGTTGTCCTTGTACTCCCAATCAGGAAGGAACTTCTGTCGCAATCTTTCTATATCTTCTTTGGGAAGATTTACGTATTCTCTTTCAGCGTTTTCTTTGATCATTTTTTGCTCTTGTTACCCCAGTTGGCCGCACCTTTTTTACGACACTGAACCAGAGCACCAGAGGCATAGGCCGATGGCCACACTTTGTATCTCGATTTGACTTTGTGGTAGCAGGCGTCCTTCTTCTCAGCCAACGCCTCGAACTCTTCTTCAGTAATGCCAACTACTTCACGGATTTGCATACTACCACTTCCTGCAAGACCAGTATCTTGCTTTCGTCTTTGGTCCTGGGTTCGCACAGTTGTGTCTAGCCCTGAAACTCTTTCTTGCTTTTGGATTTGATTTCCTGATCTTCATTGTCTTCTGTCCGGCTTTTCTCGCTGAACTTCCGCCGTGTCCAAAATTCACTTTCTTCACGTTTCCTGTTTTTGGATCTTTTACATAAACTTTAAATTTCTTAACATCACCACGCATTGGTTTGTTCAGTGGCACTTTCCTGCCCCTGTACTCTGCGTCAAACAATTCGTTTTCGTCTTCTGGGAAACCTAGTTCTCCAAACGCTTCATAGAACGCATCATCGTCTTCGAAAGTCATCTCATCCTCTTCTGGGAATGGTTCGTATTGTTCTACTTCTTCCCCTCCTGATTGTATCCTGTCGATCCTGCTGATTAATGTTTTGATGTCATCCATAGTAATTGATTCCCCCATCTTCATCTGTGTTGGATTGTTTGTGAATTGTGTTGTTTTACTCAATCCTCTGCTTCCAGCACTTGCAGGAGATTGTATCTGCTTACCCGCGTCAACTGTACCGTTGTTGGTCATAGAAACCTTGTCGTCTATGTATTTGCCGTAGTTGTAAGGTATTGAGCTCATTTTGTGTATTTATTTCCACAGCACCATCTTGAAACGTTCTTTGTCTATGCCAAAAAATTTAG